CAAATGCTGAAAGTCCATATGTTCTTAAATCTTGTATCATGACCTACCATATGTTGCTTTTTCAGCATCAAATATTGCATCTATTTCTGTTGATGTTAATTCTTTGTCGTAAAATCTAAATGCACCAAAATCTGCACCCATCGCAAAAGGACCACCTACACCATGAAAATTTAAAGCACCAACATACAATTCATCACTTGCAGTTTTAGTGTTTGGTGCAGTAGCATTATTAGTTTTACTTGCTGATAATGTTTTATCTATATATATTTTTATATTACCACTAAAATCACAAGTTGCAGTTACAAGTTGCCATTCTGTGGTATTTAAAACAATATTTTGTGTATCCCCACCACTTATTTGTGTAGTTGTTCCTGTACCATAAACATTAAAATCAAGTTTACCTGCACTTCCTGATATACTAAAATAGTATAAATTACCACCACCATAATAACTACTTAAATGCTGTGACGCTGTTGAAAATTCATGAAAATTAACCCAATGTGTTATGCTAAATTGAGTTGGAAAGGGTATTGTACTACCTAAATCTATATAATCACCAGATGCACCTGCTGTAAAATCTATATAACTTGGTGTACCTGTTTGTAAACTTACGCTTGTTAGTGTACCATTATGCCCATTAGGATAATCATTTTTTGTAGCTAAATAGTTTTGTGCTATTTCTGCTGAAGTTAATTCTTCGCTGTGAAATTTCAACACGCCCATCTTTCCATTAAAATATCTACCACTTGGAGCAAAAGGATATTGTCCTGCTTGTATATTTTGTCCAGATCCACCATAAGCACCACTTAACGTACCACTTACACTTGATAAAATACCATTAATATATAATTTTACTGCTGCACCACTTGAAGCTGATGCAACTGTAAAAGCTAAATGTGTCCAAGTATTTGTTGTTACACTTGATGAAGCAGTTTGGTTAAATATTATTGCTTCATTATTGTATATAAATAAAGTTACATCTGTGCCATTAACTATTCTTAAGGTATATCCTGTAAATCCACTAACATTGAACGTGTTAGATATTACTGAACTTGTACCTGAACTTTTTTCATTTAACAACCAAGTTTCATAAGTAAATCCACCACTACCAATATCTAAATTAGTGCTTGCAGGAATTTGTAAATAATCATTTGTACCATCAAAATCTATCCAGTTACCTAATTCTTTGTCATAAAAATCAGAAAGTGTTGAACTAAAATTGTTAAATGTACCATTATTACTATTTGCTTTGTCTGACCAAGTTGATGCAGTTAAAGTTGTTGTATCTCCTGCATCTAAATTTGCTTGTAAATTTGTAGAATAAATAGAACTATAACTTAAAAAACAATTTGCTCGAAAGTTTTGTGCTATTTCTGATGCAGTCAAAGGCGTTTTGTAATACCTTGCTACTGCTATTTTTCCTGTAAAGAAATTTGTAGTTCCGTTAGATCCAAGATAAATTTCTCCATCTGTACTTGTATTGGCATTATCTGTTCGTGCTGTTGTTTGTTTTAGTGTTCCATTAACATATCCTTTTACGTTAGAGCCATCAAAAGTAAAAGCTACGTAAGTCCACTCGCCTTGAGTAAATCCACCTAAACTTTCTAAAGTTGTGTTAGAACTTCCGTATATGTAAATATAAACTTGAGCTGCACTTCTCCATATAATAAATTGGTGGTCTTGTCCTGCTGTACCATTATTTTGATAAAATATATATTCTGTACCACTTACGCTATCTGCATTAAACCAAACTTCAGCCGAAAAATTATTTGCATTATTTGAAAGGTCAGTATCTGCACCTACTTCTACTTCATCATTAGTACCATCAAAAGTAAAATACCCTCTTGTATCGCTTCCAAAAGTAGCGCCATCTATTGCGCCATTATTTCCATCGCTACTTAAATCTGTCCAAGTTGTACCACTACCACTATACGAAGTTGTATCGCTTGCATTTAGGTGTAATACTAAATCAGTTCCCTTGTCTATTAAAGGAACATTTAAATCGTGGTTAGCTATGTCAAAAATTGTAGTACCTGCTGCACCTGTATTTGCACCACCACTTTCTATACTATCTTCATCATTTGCATCTATACGTACAACTAAATTTTGGTCTGCATTAGGATCCCCTGCTGCTACTGCTGCATCTTGTGATAATATTCTTCTGTTAGTAGGCATAATTATAGATTTGTATCGTAGTTAAAAACATCTACTTTTTTAGTTAGTGCTTTTATCTCGCTTTCTTTTGTATCTACTAAAGCTCTTATATTATCTCTTTCTGTTTCTATATCATCAGGTATTGCAGTACCTTTTTCTGCTTTTCTTGTTACATACCAATCACTACCTTGCAGTTTTGTGTGTGCCTTTGCTTTTAATTCTTGCAACTTATCTTTTTTTAATTCTGCAAGTGTTTGACTAAAAGTTTTAGTTTTTACATCATAAATAAATACAGTTCTTTTTTCGCCATCTACACCTTCATAATCATCTATGGTATGTAGGTTGCTTATGTATTGTGTTTTAGTATCATAACTTGGTGTTATAATATCATAAAAACCTTTACTTTCTAATACTTCTGTTGAAGAATTTTGAAACCCACCAATAATATTACCAAAACTACTTGGCAATTTTGGGTACTTAACTATTTTTCCTTTTACTATTCTTGCTTTCATATTTTATTTATTATGGTGTTGTATCTGCTGCAAATTCGTTTACTGTATAGTTTATAATAGCATCTCCATCTGTATCATCAATGCAAGAAAAAACAAAGTGATTAAATTTAGATGTATCAAAATTAGTAGTACCTACTTTGTTTATAGCAACTGTTGAAAAATTAGTTTGTAGTGTTATATTTGCACTTGATAAATCACTACCTGAACATATCACATCGACAACTTGTGCTGTCTTAATGTCTTTTAATTTTATGTTACAAGTACCTAAATTTCCTGTAAGATTAAAAACTGCATAATCATCACATTCTAAATCTATTGTGCCAGTTGTTGATGCTATGTCTTGTACTCTTGTATATCTATTTGCTAATTCATCGTGGTCAACTGCGTTATCAGCTAACATTGCATTTTCTACAGCACCATTTGCTATAGTTATTGCACCACCTGCTGCTACTGTAGCATCACCTGATACATCATTAAATACTGCATCTCTTACTACTGAAAAATCTGCCCTTTTAAGTGTGCCACCATCACTTACCATTAATTCATCTGCATCTGCTACATCACCTGTCATTTCTGCTTGTCCACTTATAGCATTGTCATTTATCATTGAACCTTCTACAGAATCTGCTTGTATTGTTGCTGCACCTGAACTTATTGCTACATCACCTGTAACTGATAGTGTAGTACCATTACCCAATAAAGAATATAATTCTGTGTGGTTGTCGTTTAGTTTAGAAAAGGCAGTTCTTATTGGATCACCATCACCTTGATTTGCTGTTCCTAATCCTACTGTACTTTTTGCCATATTATATTTTTTTTATAGTGTTATTTCTGTTTGGTCAGCAGTTAATGTAGTAGAATCTGCTCTTTGTGCAGTTGTATCTACAGTAAATGCTTTAGTTTCTATTAAACTACCTGTTAATGGCAATAAAAAACATTCAGGTGAACTAAAACTTGGTATGCTTTCTGCTATGGTGTTATCTTCATCACCAAATTCTGTGAAGCAATAAATTCTACCCCAGTTTATTGTGTTTGCCATATTTATACAATAAATTTTGTTGGTTTTTGTTATATACTTTTTTGTTTAAGTATTCTGTAAGTTTCTTAATGTTATTTTCTTTGGCTTTATATTTCATAATACCCAACCTTCAAAACTTGCATCTTTATCAGGGTGTACATCTTCATTTGTGGAAGTGTAGTATTCAGGAAACTTACTTGGTGCATTAAAACTTAAATAATCTATTAACCTGTTTGTATAATATTGTGCTGTATTTCTTTCTTTTTCTAAAAGGTAATCTACTTCTTCTTTAGAAGCATTTTCTGCATTTTCACTATTGTGTTTAAATACACCTTTGTTTGCAATAGTATAAGCACTAAATGGTAACATTTCTACCATAGTCCAATGTATAAGGCAGGGTTTTACATAATCATTTACCAATGTTTGGTAATCACCAGTAAGTGTACCTGCTACAATTTTTGCTTGTATGCTTTCAAGTAAATCTGTACCTAAATAATTTTCTATGTGTTTATCTTGTGCAATTTTTACATACTGTATAAACTTATCTGTATCTACATTACCTGATAGGGCTGTAAATTTTACTACATCTTTCCTTGTTATTAATAGTGCTTCTGCCATTATCTTGGGTTTTTATATCCTTTGTTTGGTAAATCAGCAGGTTTAATTCCTACTTCTCTTGGTTCATTAGGGGGTGTTATTCCTTTTTTATTTCTTTCAGCCCTATATATTGGTATTGCATTTGGGTTATTGGGATCAATCTTTACACCTTCTTTTTCTTTCATGTAAGTTTTTCTTAACCAATAGTGTTTGCAGTTTGCTCCACCTTTCCATAAAAATAAGTTATAAGTGCTTTCACCCCTTGCAGCAAGTTCTTTATTTGCACCACTTTCTTTATCTAAATCTTCTTTTCTATATATCTTGGCAGCACTTACCATTTTCCTACAAAATTCTCTTGAATTATTACTTACAGCTTGGGGTGCATATTGGTATCTTACTATGTAATCTTCACCATCATTAGTTTTACCATCATATTCGCTTTTGCTTGTAGATGTATCTTTTGGTACTCTTGCAAGTTGTAACTGTTCATCTAAATTATTTTCTTCTGAATCTATTACTTTTCTTTCATCTACAAGTACATACCCACTTTTAAGTAATTCTTTTTCATCTTCACCTTTGCCTTCAATAAGTGCTAATAATTGTTCATCACTTGCATCAGTCATTTTTTCACACCTATGTGTTTGATAATTTTTCTTGTAACCTTTAGGGCATTTGTATTTTTGCAAATCTTCTTTGTTATGAAATTCACAAGGCATATACCATTCTTGCCCTTCGTATTCATGTACATGGATACCTTCACACCCAATATTCTTTGCCATTTCTTCAGCTTTTTCAGGTGTGCTATATGCTAACCTATCATCTATTATAGCAAAATCTTTATCTACTACTTGACTGGCTAACTTTACACCAGTTTCTTCTTCTTTGGCTTCTTGTGTTACTGCATTATCTGTATCAATAAATTCTAAAGGTTGCAAGGTTCTAAAGTAAAGTTTTAAACTTATTTCATTTACTGCTAATATGTGGTTTATACATTCTATTATTTGGTCTTGGTAAGGTTTTATAGTTATGTTGTTAAACAATAAACTTGCAGTTTT